TCATGCAGTTACTTTTGTAGTGTCCCTGAATACGTAGGCTGCGATGTCCTGCCGCTCAGTCGTGACAGTTACACTGCCGTCTACGGGTTCTTCCAGGTTGGCCTCCCAGATTTCGATGAGTTCATCGTTGCCCATGTCATCCTCCTGGGATACGTCCCCGAGATAGATAAAGGGATAGGGCGTCCCTTCCGGCGGAAGGATGCTGTCATAGACGCCTATCCCCTTTTCCTTTCCATAAGCTGTCAGATCAACCAGCAGCCTTGTAAATAATTCCTGCTGCGGATCCATCATTTCACCAGCTTCTTCAGGTCGCTTATGAACTTTTTCTTCTGCCGCTGTACGCCTTCCTGCAGCTCAGCACCGTTCTGGCGTACGACCGCCTTTACGGCGTCCATGTTCTTTGCTTTCTCCAGCTTCGCGTACAGTTCCTTATCCCCAACCAGCCTGATCTTCATCCTGTCACCTCCTGTCACCTCGGAAACGATAAAGGTTTCCTTTTCCCGGAGCCTGCGGTCCTTGTCAACATGGTACTTCCTGCTGCCGATCCGGATATAATCGAACGGCTCGTCATAATGGTTCTGTATCCTGACCGTGAGGGACCCCTGCCGGATGTCCCCGTAGATCAGGCTGAGCGCTTCCGTCCCGGTCTCCGTGACAGAGGCATAGTCCTTCACCTGTTCGGCCTCGCCGTCTTCCCAGTCTCCGGTCTCACTATTGTATATGCCCTCAGGCTCCCTGCAGAAATAGATCTCTGTATCATACCTCACAGGAACACGACCTTTCTGCCGGCGGCGGAGCCGTGCGCGTCCCTCCAGCGCTGGATATCGTCCATGAAGGGGGCGAAGTCATCCTCCGCCCATGTCATGGACTCCCCGTCCACCGTGTGGCTTGACGTGCCCTCCGACCCGATACGGTTGAACCTGCGGACTGCGGCTTCCGTCACAATGTATCCCTGTCTTCGCCGCTGATCCCCAGCAGGACTTTTACCTGTTCCAAACTGCTCATGAGCCGCCTCCTCTACCTTATGCGCCTGCTGCCGGTGTGATCTTCGCGGAGAAGATGCCGCCCTTGTCCTCAGCGTAGAACCATGCGCCGGATACCAGGAGGGTATCTACAGATGCCCTGTCATCCGCTGTGAAGTGCTTCATGCCGACCATGCCGGTGGAATCAAAGGACAGTCCAAGTGTGGAAGCCACATCTCCGGATGCCGGTACATAGACTCCGTTCAGGTTCTGCTGTGCGGTCGCGATCACAGTCTTCTGGGCCACAGAAGGGTCAATGATGACGGTGCCCAGGCCGAGGAAGTTCTGCACATAGGTGAAGCCGAAAGCAGTCTGCATAGTGATCGTTGCGCCGCCGAGATAATCGGCGATGTCAAGGGGGTTCACGAAGTATACCGGTGTCACGTCTACATCCGCAAAATATACCTGCATGGCTCCCCAGATGGATGCCAGTGTGTGCTGCAGGTCTACAACGGAGCCTGTCGCCTTGCCGGTGCCTGCGGCAAGGGTAGTGAAGAACTTTGCCTTGATGGACTTCTGCACTTCCTTGAGCAGCAGGTCATCTGTGTCATTGATGGCCACCTGCTTGCCGAACTTCTGGATAGCCTCCGCGGTAGACTGCTTGCGGAACTTCTCCAGCTCCAGCGCTGCGACCGCTGTCTTTGCCCGGGTGTACTCTGTCAGCGGGATGACCTCTCCCTCTGCCACCTGGGCCGGTGTGTTCTTCTTGGTGTACTTGTACTGGTAAACGGTGGTGCCGGCAGCCATCGGTTTCATGGTATTGATGCCGAGGATGGTCCGGACGGAATTGATGCCGGATACCAGCTTCTCAATGTGGTCGATGGTGATCTCCGGAGCGAGATCGGTTGTTACGATAGTGTTTGTCTCAACAGCCATTATTTTCGTCCTCCTGTAAATAATGTGATGTTGTCACGGATCAGCTTCTGTCTCTGCGCTGTGTCCGCGACCTTCATGATTTCATCCTTCGTGATGGCAGATGAACCGCCTGTCCTGGGCACGCTGCCCTTCAGCGCGTCCTTCACGGCCGCGTCGACCGCTGCCCGGAAGGCTGTGCTGAATGCCTTTACGTTCTTTGCTGTCTGATCAGCGTCTTCGGTCACGATGCCGGAAAGGATCTCATCGGGAACGGTGACGTTATCGGCAGACAGCATCTTCCGCGCCTGCGCCGTCATCTCGGAGAGCGTCTTTTCCTTCTTCAGCTGGTCAAGCTCCGCCTGCAGCTGGTCGCGTTCATACTCCGCCTTCTGCTTGGCGTCCATCTGGGCCAGCTTTGCGGCTTCATCGACAGCCTTCTGCTGCTTCTTCGACCAGGCCGCAAACTTCTTGTTGATAATGTCATCAACGTCCGCGTCGGTGTACTTCTTTTCCGGCTCTTCCGGCTTCTGCTCCGCCTGTTCCTGTACGGTGGTTTCTTCGGTTTTGGTCTCTTCTGCCATTCGTAATTCCTCCATGTGTTTTACGCTCTAATGCTCAGCGGTTACCGTGTGCTTTTAACGACTTCCCCGCCTGGTCGTGCCGTCAGGCAATAAAAAAAAAGAGGTCTCTCGATCTCTCTCAAACAAACTAATAAATGCCAGGATCAGTTAATCACAATGACGGCCGCAGTCAGTGCCGCGGATATCAACGTCAAGATGAAGCAGAAAGCGGATGCCTTAAGCGACCGCTTTGCCCTGTCCAGGCATCGCTCCGCCTCCTCCAGGCTCCGCTCGATCTTCTCAAGATCTTCCAACAATGCCGCAGCCTTTCGTTTCTTCTTCCGGGACAAAGCTGTATGACACATGAACTGTGTCCAGCTCTTTCTGCTCGAATCCAAGCTCTGCTTCAATTTTCAGCCCGGATGTATACTGAGGTGTACCTGCTGCGATCATGTCCGCATTTTCCTCAATCGATTTACCGATAGCCCTGATCCTGGAAGCGAGCTTTCTATCAACTTCTGTCATACTACTTCCTCATCGAAGATTTTGAAGATGTTCTGTGTCGTGAACACCTGGTGCAGGGCCGTCGCGATGCGCTGGACCTTGCCCTCGTCGTCTCCCAGATCGTCCATGCCGAGGAGGTCGAAGACCGCGTGCAGGATCTCGTGCGTTAAGACCTGGTCCTTCAGGTCCTTCGGCATGCTCCTGTCGACCCGGATCTCGTTCGTCAAGTAGTTGATCTCGCCCTTTCTCGGCTCAAACTTGTTGACGTACTCCACTTCCTGAACGTCGTATATAACTCCAAGGATATTGATCTTCATGTGTTCCTCCGTTTTTGGGTATAAAAATACCACCTGCCAGGCGGTAGGTGGTTGTTAGTTTTTGCCAACTGCTTCTTTTTTCTTGTTAACAGGATGAGGCCATTTCATACCAAAGCATTTTTCAATTACAAAGATCTTTTCTTCTTCCGTTAATGGCGCCCAAATACTTGGCTTATTGTCGTCAATAGTCCAACCATCAGAGTCAGATTTTGGAGGATTTGATGGATCAAATCCCAATTTTTTCTTGATACTTTCTAATGTGATTTCCACTTTACCGGATCACCTCCATGAATACACCTAGAGAGTCAAGCATTGACAAATCATTCGACAAATCATCTTCGGCATCAAATCGAGGTTGCATCATATCAAGTATCACATCTGCTCTCTCAATATCAACATTTGAACCTACAGAAAACTTAAGAATCGTCCCATCGTGACAAATTACAATGCTGTATTTATATCTACTTGCATTCGTCAAATCATCAAGACTTGGAAGCATATTATGAGGATGATTATGGACGGCAATGATCTTTCCTGGATTGCTTAAAACAAGTGCTTTCATTTCTTCTGTCGGCTGAACACGACCTGCTTCATTCATCCGTCTCTGTGCGATCACTTCTCCAGTCTCTGCGTTGATATATATAAGGTCTTCGAATGGGGTACCGTTTCTTCTCCACAAAGTCTTTCTTGACTGAAACAGCAGTATGTTAGTAATGTTTTCCGGCTCTCCTAAAGCCTTCATGCGATCCTTGTACTCATCTTTCTCGACCACATCAGAAACCAGAGCTCGTTCGTCATCTCCGGGATTATATCTGCTTTACTCCCTAAAATTACTTGACTCTATAATAGCAGAACTATCTCGTTTTGTAAACTCTCTCCCTCGTTCTTTCCAAAATTCGACTTTATAATCTTCAAAAGGCACTCCATCCGCTGCAGCTCCGGAGTCCAGCCATTCGTCGTAGTCGCTCCGATCGGAGTAGGCCGCCACGCTGCAGTGGCAGTACGGATGCATCGGCGGGGCGTTCTCACCGGGAACCATATCGTCCACATTGAAGTGCTTCCCGTCCAGCGCCTGGCAGACATCGCACGGATGGGGGCCGACAGCCAGGAACGTGTACTGTTTAAAACCTAACCGGTTGAAGCTTTCCTGCTGGGCGCCGATCTCCACCCTTGCCAGCTCTGTGACAGCCAGCCGCATGGCAGCCTTCCCTGCCTTCTTGAAATCCCCGGCAAAGTTCTTGCGGATCTGCCGGGCAACCTTCGCGGATCCCCAGCCCTGGATCAGGGCGGAAGTAAGAGACCGATCAAGGGAAGACTGCAGCTCCTGCTGGTTCTTCCAGAGTCGCTGTGAGAATGTCGCACCCTTGAAGGACGCGTTCACAATGCTGGATGCTTCCTTCGCATTCATGTTGACGATCCCGCCAAGGATGCCTGCCTGACGCTCGGACTCTGCCATCGCCGCATCTGTGAGCTTATCTCCAAGATAATTGCGCATCTCGGCATAGCCTGCTGTTGTCTGCAGCCCGATCCGGGACTTGAGCATCTCGAGGCGGTTAATCTTCATGGTGAGGTTGTAGATCCGCATCTGCTCGTTCTCCTCATCGGAGAAATCCCCATAGCTGACCTTCTTGCCGCTCCTTCGCATGACGGAGCCGCGCTGTACCAGCTCCCTTGCGTAGCGTTCATACTCCGCAATGTCCAGCCTGGAGACGCGCTTCTTGGCTTCCTGAAGCGTGATGCCGTCCTTATCCGCATAACGCTGCAGCCAGGCATCAATCTGCGCATTGCATTCGTCAATCATCCGCTGGTTGATTGCGTCAATCTGCCTGCGCATCTCCTTCTCGTCGGTGATGCGGTTCTTCCGGGCGGCTTCTTCCCGCTTTCTCCAGTATTCATCGCTCTTCATTGTTCAGCCCGTTCATGACGTCAGCGGAAACGTTTGGGAATATTGCCTGCTCGGATGCGGTCGGGCGGCTCACTGCCTCGTCCTCCTCTTCCCGCATGCGGTCTATCTCCTTCTTGGGATCATCCACAATAGACAGGACGGAGAGCTGCGTCTCCTTGCTGACCACGCCTTCCAGCTGTGCAGCAGTCTGTGCCTCGTCAAGGATGTTCTGAGGATAATTCCGTGTGAACTGGTAATCAACCTTCAGCCAGTCATCCGCCCGGACGCCCTGCGCCATGGAAATGGGATTTGAGAAGATCAGCCTATACCTGCGATTCATGGCCGCCCGGAACTTGAGCTCCTTGTCCTGTGCCAGATTACTCATCGGCTGAAGTTTATACTTGAGCGCCACACCGGATGCGGATCCGGCGAAGTTCTCGTCCGAGATGTCAGCCACCATGGAGATCTGGAAGATCAGCTTCTGCAGCCTCTCGATCAGGTTCTCCTGTGTCTCGTCGGAGCTGGGCTTCTGCAGGAACTGGGCGTCCAGGTCCCCGGATCCGTCATCCGGGTCATCAGAATACAGGTTGATCAGCCGGTCGTCCCGGATCCGCACGACCTCATCCTTATCCAGCTTCACGCCGGTCACCTTCATGTAGGCATCGGCGAAGGCGTCCACATCGTTGGCCTTCTCGGAAAGCGCCTTGTTGTAACCGTCTATGAGGTTAAGGACCGATTCGTAGATGGATGTGGCTTCCTCGTTCTCCTTGAACTCGACCGCAGGCACGCCGTCAAAGCCGTGGATCTTCGGCTCGTCCTCCCAGCGGTACCCGCCTTTGTTCACGAAGTGCTGCACGACCTGGGCGTCTGACCAGGAGCCCCTCTCCACGTTCTCAGAGTCGCGGTAATAGCGGATGAAATACATAGGCCGCTCCAGTATGCTGTCATCTGTGACCAGGAAACTCTGCATGGGGGAAACGTATGTCTCCCCGATATTTCCCTCCTCATCGATGTAATACATCTCATTGGCCAGTCCGTAGATGTCCGCCATCTTGGACAGCTCCACATTGTTCTCGTCCATGCCGTTGTAATGGTCGAGCAGCTGGATATAGCCGTCTATCTTCTCATCATCAGAAGATGTCTTGATGGGGATGCCGCAGAAGAAACCGTTGAAGGTGTCCGTGATATATTTGGCAAAGTTCACTGCCAGCCGGTTGTCCGGCTTCCAGGCCTCCTTCGGCTGCATATGGAATATGCGGTAATCATTGGCATAGGCGTCATGCAGCTTCTGCAGCCTGCCCATGACGATCCCCTTATGCCTGGTGATCAGCTCCGCCAATAGCTCCGGAGTCATCTGTGAATATTCTGACTTGATAGAAAGCACTTAATATCCTCCCTTGAAGGTCTGGAGATGCCCTCCGGACCGTTTCCTCATATATTTCTCCATGCCGTAGCGCATGGCGTCCATCAGATGGTTGAAATCATCGACCGGCACGTTCAGCGTCCTGCCGAACCTGTCTTTGTCCCAGGTGTAATTGCTGATCTCCGTCAGGAAGTTCACGCATCTGGGATGGACAATGATCTCGAAATCCTGCAGGAACTGGATGCCGGCATTGACGGAATCCTTTCCCTTCTTAGCCGCGTGTACCCGGAGGCCGAAGCCCTTCAGCTCGTCAATGGACTTGGGCTCGGCGGAGTCTGCTGTGATGGATTCCTTGCCGTATCCCATATTCCGGATCCGCCCGCAGATCTCCCTGTTCGAGAGTCCTTTCTCGTAAAGCTCATCCCATACGAACAGCTTCCGCTGCTCCAGATTAGCGAAGCCGGCGAACAGCGCAGTCGGGTCGTTTGTATAACCGAAGTCCAGCCCGAAGACCGACTCCAGGTCATATCTCCTGCGGATCTCTGCCAGGGAGAATTCCTGCTCTTTCCAGTTCTCGTAAACGAGGCCTTCCACGATTCCCCAGTTCCCGATCCCTGCCACCTGGTAACGTCTCGGGTTGTCCGCCTTCATCTTCTCAAAGACCTTCCGGTCGGCATCGTCCAGCCACTCGTTGCAGAGGTAATTCGTCGTGACCGCCAGCTTGTCCGCGCTGTCCGGGGCATCAAAAAAGCGCCGCTTTAACCAGCTGCGCTCATTCCATGGATTAAATGTTAATGTGATCTGTTTGAAGACACCCGACCCGCCGCGGATGGACTCGTCCAGGATGTTGAAATCATCTTCCCTTGAAAGCTCGTATGCCTCCTCGATCCAGCACCAGCAGAGCGTCCCGTGCTCCGCCGTCATGGATGTGATCTTCTGCGGATCGTCCAGGCCCCGGAAGAAGATCTTCTGCCCGGTCGGGATATAGGTCATTTCCAGCGGGGATTCCTTCACTTCCCACCAGCCGTCAACCTGCAGCCGGTGGATGGCCCATTTAAGCTGCGCGAAGCAGGAATCCTTCAGTGTCCTGTACACCTTCCGGATCACCAGCGTGTTCGCCTCCGGATACGCCATCATGTTCGTGATGACCCACAGTGCCGTCGTTGTGGACTTCTTGGAAGCACGGGAGCCTTTGCAGACCCGGTACCTGCCTTTGAACCGCCAGAAGGTTCCGTAGCCTTTTCCTACCACCTGCGGCAGGCTGACCTTAATCCTCGAGTTCATCTGTACCCGTGATCACCACCGGGACGGAGCCCGTGATGTTCAGGCTCTGGTTGTACCTGCCGTGCGCCCTCAGGATCATATCGGAGGCTTTCATCCTGTTCTGCATGGATACCGGCACTTCAACGACCTTGCCGTTGCTGGCAACGACCGTTTCCTTCTCTTCTCCCATAGCCACGCTGGAAAGGAAGGACAGGATCTCATCCGCGCTTGCGATCTTGGAAGAATGCATCTTCCGGATCTGCTCTGAAAGATATGCTGATATGTCAGGTTTTGTCAGGTTTTCTGACCCGACGCTCCTTGCCGTTTTCTTTCTGTACCCGGCCTCGATAGCGGCCTGCGTCGCGTTGCATCCGTTCGCCAGATAGGCATCACAGAATCTCCTCTGCTTTTCCGTCACAGCCCGCCATCTCCTTCCCGCCGGGCATAAATCTACCCATTCTCTAAACCCTCCCCCGGCATATCATCATACCGAAGGGCTCACTCATCCGCTCTTGTATCTGCCCAGCCGGGGCCGTACTTCTCTATGATCCGCCGGAAGTCCTGCATGTCGTGCGGCCGTATCTTATAGACCGGCGCGTCTGTATCCAGATCCTGCACGTCTATATGCATCAGCTCGTGCTCCATCAGGATCCGCTTCTGCTTCTCATCCATCTGCTCCGCGTCCCTGTATGCCACGATCAGAATGTCGTGCGGGCAATATGGCTTGTATAGATCCTTGACCTTGATGCATTCCGCATAGACCGTCATGCCGTCATACTTCTTGCTGTAATCGGCAGCAAGGTATCCGATTTCTGCGTCCTTAAGAGACTGCAGCTCCGGAACGCTCTCTATTACTCCGTGGGCGATCTGTGCCCAATCTTCCGCCTGTGTATACTTGTGTGCCATGCTGTCCTCCGGGCATAAGAAAAGGACCGCACCTCTGCGATCCTTCTCCTGTGTTTACTTGTTCTGGTCAATGTACTCACGCATCAGCCTCTGGATAACCACCGCCTGCGGTTCTCCGTTCTTTTCGCATGCAGCTTTGAACTCGTCCGCAAGTGACCGGTACATCTTGAAGCCTTTTGTGATGTAGCCGTTCTTCTGGCTCCACCGCTCTGTCCTGATTGTGTTCTTACTCGGCTGTCCCTTAGGCAT